GCTGGCGTTGAATTTGAATTGATTGGTACAGTGGTTGGATCATCAGTGGAAGATTATTATGTAGTTGGTGATGATTATGGTTATTGGATAATCTGTAGGGTATATCAGCATTCTAATTAATTATGGGTGAAGTAACTTTATATACAGATCTTTGGGAAGCTGAATTTTCTTCTTCGAGGAGTTCAAGTAGTTCTTCTAAGTCGAGTTCTAGTAGCTCTGAATCTAGAAGTAGTTCTTCGGAGAGCTCAAGTTCTACGAGTTCGAGTTCTGAAAGTAGTTCTTCTAGTAGTTCTGAATCGAGTAGTTCTTCTAGTAGTTCTGAATCGAGTAGTTCCTCTGAGAGTAGTTCTTCTTCGGAAAGTTCCTCTTCAAGTTCAGAATCCTCCTCCAGCTCTGAGAGTTCAAGTTCTACGAGTTCAAGTTCTGAATCCTCTTCTAGTTCTAAGAGTAGTAGTTCCTCAGAAAGTAGCTCCTCATCAGAAAGTAGTTCTTCTTCGAGTTCAGAATCTAGTAGTTCTTCTTCGAGTTCCGAAAGTAGTAGTAGTTCTTCAGAATCAAGTAGTTCAGAAAGTTCTTCTTCTAGTTCTGAGTCAAGCTCTTCTTCAAGTACATATTCGTCAAGTAGTAGTTGGAGTAGTTCAAGTTCTTCTAAAAGTAGTTCCTCGTCTGAGAGTTCCTCTTCGAGTTCAGGAAGCAGTTCGAGTTCCTCATCTGAGAGTTCCTCGTCTAGCTCTGAGAGCAGTAGTTCGTCTTCAAGTGAATCGTCTTCCAGTAGTTCTAGTGAGAGTTCTAGTTCTACGAGTAGCTCTTCAGAGAGTAGTAGTTCTTCAAGTTCTAAGAGTTCTAGTAGTTCCGAATCTTCAAGTAGTTCCTCAGAAAGTTCTTCCTCTTCGAGTGAAAGTAGCTCTTCATCAAGTGCTTATAGTAGTTCAAGTAGTTCTGAGAGTTCAAGTAGCTCTTCAGAAAGTAGTTCATCCTCAAGTGAGAGTTCTAGTAGTAGTGAGAGCAGCTCCTCCTCGAGTTCTGAGAGTAGTTCCAGTTCAGAATCCTCTAGTTCTACAAGCTCCAGTTCAGAATCTAGTTCCTCATCAAGTTCAGGAAGTAGTTCACAATCCAGCTCCTCCTCGAGTGAGAGCTCTAGTAGTAGTTCAGAATCTTCCTCGAGTTCCGAGAGTTCTAGTAGTAGTTCTGAATCTTCCTCTAGTAGTTCTTCGGAGAGTTCTTCCAGTAGTTCAGAATCCTCTTCAAGTAGCTCGAGTAAGAGTTCAAGTAGTAGCTCCGAGAGTTCTTCTTCAAGTTCAGAAAGCAGTTCTTCCTCAAGTTCAGAAAGTTCTTCTTCATCGAGTAAATTTTCTAGTAGTAGTTCTAAGAGTTCAAGTAGCTCCTCGGAGAGCTCATCTAGCAGTAGTGAGAGTAGTTCCAGTTCAGAATCGTCAAGTTCTACAAGCTCTAGTTCTGAATCCTCTTCATCAAGTAAGAGTAGTGCTTCCAGTAGCAGTTCGAGTAGTTCTAGTTCTAAGAGTTCATCATCGGAGAGTTCCTCATCAAGTGAGAGTAGTTCCTCGAGTGAGAGTTCGAGTAGCTCTTCTGAATCTAGCAGTTCTAGTTCTAAGAGTTCATCATCGGAGAGTTCCTCATCAAGTAGCTCTTCAAGATCTAGCAGTAGTTCATCTTCCAGTTCAAGATCTTCAAGCTCTAGAAGTAGCAGTTCAGAAAGTAGTTCGAGCTCAAAGAGTTCTAGTAGAAGCTCGAGTTCTTCCTCAAGTTCTAAATCATCAAGTAGCAGTAGCCAGAGTAGCTCAAGTAGCTCTACAAGTAGTTCATCTAGGTCAAGTAGCTCTACAAGTAGTTCATCTAGATCAAGCAGCTCAAGCCAGAGCTATCCAGCTGGAGAATTGTGTCTGAGTTTCTCTATGAGAAAACCATCATTAACATTTACTATAGTAACATGCTAAGGGATTAAGTATGCCGACGACAATAACAACAAAAGTGGAAGAAGAAAGTACGGCTATATTTCAAGTGGCCTTCAAGGATGAAGATGGAAATGCTGTAATGCCCGATTCTGTCTATTGGAAGCTGACGGATAGTGATGGGAACGTTATTAATAGTAGGAGTGCTGTATCTGTTACCCCGGGACTGACTGTTGATATTACCCTTTCTGGGGATGACCTTGTTGTGATTAGCGGTAAGGGAAGCAATAAGATGAGAGTCATAACGGTATGGGGCACTTATGATAGTGATCTGGGTTTGAATCTTCCATTTAAGGATAGCTGCAAGTTCTTTATAAAGGATTTAACGGCAATTAGTTAGGGGGTTGAAATGGTTAATTTTACAGGATTAGGGGCTGTTGAGATAATATGGGCTGGCGTATCATCATTGGTTTTAGGATGGATAGCTTGGGGTATTAAGAGTAATAAGAAAGAACAAGCAGAGTTTGAGATACAAGAAAAGGGTAAGAGACAGAAGCTGGAGAGGAAGATTGAGGAGCAATATCTGAAAACAGCTACACATGAGATACTTTGTGAGAACGCCGGATTGAAGTTGGCAAAGAAGATAACGGATCATTTTGACAAGAAACTGACGGAGCATGAAAATGAACTTAAGAAAGCTATTAAGCAGAATGGGAATGGTCACTGTTAAGAAAAAGAAGGAAGAGGAGAAGGAGATCAGCCTGAAGGATGGGCCTCCTATCGATAAGATGATTAGGGTGGATGAGGAAAAAAGTTATATAGTGACGAAATGAATCTACCTATTGTGACATTAGAGGAGTTCGAGAAAAGGAGTCAAGAGAGGGATGCTTCTCAGATCCTAAAGGTGGCCCAGTCCACGATCAATCAGGACTATATGCAGCTTCTGGACTGGCAGGATCACCCGGAGAAGTTTATGCGGGATGTCTTAAACTTCATATGCTGGACCTGTGATGACGCGGATGATCAACTTGATATCTGTTATGCTATTAGGGACTTTGATAGAGTGACGGTCAAGTCTGGGAATGGTCCAGGTAAGACGGCGGTGGCCGCGAGGATTGTTCTTTGGTACCTTTATTGCTTTCATCCCAGTATAGTGATTACTACAGCTCCTACTGGAAGACAGGTAGAAAAGCTGCTATGGGGTGAGATCAGGGCTACCTATAAGACTTCTAAACTGGATCTTGGAGGGGAGCTATTTAGGACTGAGCTGAGGATAGATGACGAATGGTACGCGGTGGGATTCTCTACCGATGAGCCTGATAAGTTTCAGGGATTCCATAGTCCTCATATCCTTATAGTGGTTGATGAGGCCTGTGGTGTTGAGGAGCAGATATTCGAGGCCATAGAGGGAATTCTAACGAGTACTAAGGCCAAGCTTCTGTTGATTGGGAATCCGACGAATAGTAATACCTATTTTGGGCGTACTCATCTTCATCCAAGGGAGAGCAGGGGTTGGAGGAAGCTCCATATAAACTGCTGGAATACTCCTAATGTCAAGGCTAAGAGTAATGTCAATAAAAGATTATTGGATTGTGAGTGGCCTAAGAAGATGCTTGATAAGTGGGGTGAGTATAATCCGTTTTATCAGGTAAGGGTCTTGGGGGAATTCCCGGAGAGTGGGGAGGATAGTCTGGTTCCTTACCACATGGTCCATTCCTCCTTGGAGAGGAGTATCCAGCCTGCCGGGAAGAAGATCTATGGTGTGGACGTCGCCTACTTCGGTGGTGACAAGAGTGTTATCGGTAGGCTTCACGGGAGCCAGTTCCGAATCCTGAAGAAGATCTATAAGCAGGATGGGGAGTACGTAGCCGATCAGATCGTCAGATGCCTGAAGGAGGAGCCCGACGACAGTCCGGTAGAAGAGGTCAAGGTAGATATTATCGGATGGGGTGCCGACTGTTGGGGCAGCCTGAATAGGAAGAAGAAGGATGGGACAGAGGAGGAGAAGGAGATTCTAAAGAAGGTAAAATTAAAAGGGGTGAACTTCTCTAACAGGTGCATGTCCTATGAGGCGCGGAAGGACTATTTTAATATAAGGGCTGAGTCTGGGTTTATCGTAAGGCATATGTTCGAGGAGGGTCAGATCGATATAGACGACGAGGACTTGGGCGTACAGTGTGCTGGCCTGAAGTATAATTTTAGGGCTGGTAGATACATCCTGGAGGATAAGGGAGAGTTCAAGAAGAGGTTTAAGGAGAGTCCGGATGAGCTGGACTCACTTCTGATAGCAAAATCAATAATAACGAGCGGGATACCATCAATATGGTAGGGGGTTGAGAGAAATGGCAAGGAAATGGCAGTTTGGAGTGAGAAAGCCGTTCAACCTTTTCGGCTTGCAGATACCGAACCCTATTCCTGGGGCCAGGCGGAAGTCCTGGGCGGAGCTTCATTCGTTCTTTGATGAGGTCCTGAGAGGTGGAGGAGCAGGAAAGGGAACGGTCAGAACGCAGATCGAGGAGTACAGGAGTTGGGTCTATAGCGCCATATCCGTTATACAAAGGCGGGTGGGTGAGGTGGATTACAAGCTCTTCCGATCGGATACCGATGAGGAGGTGTCGAGGACCTCAAGGCCCTCGAAGCTGATTAGGGGTATCCTTGAGACCCCGAATCCCCACATGAACTTTAGGTTCCTTAAGCAGTTTGTTCAGATCCAGTTAGATCTGACGGGCATGGGCTTTATACTGAAGAAGAATGATCGGTTCGGTCTTCCACTCCAGCTGTGGCCAATGGACGTTAATAAGTTCGTCAGGATTGAGAAAGAGAGTGGGTACGACGGATGGATAAAGGGATATACGTTCAATTATGGTGGAGACTATGTGACATTTCCTACCGATCAGGTTCTCTACTTCCATTACCCGCATCCGGAGGATCCAAGAGTTGCCTGTAGTCCAATCAAGGCCCAGGCCTATGCCGTAGACATAGACCACTATATCGAGGTTTATGAGAGGGACTTCTTCTATAATTCAGCGAGACCGGATATCGTGGTTCAGTACCCTGAGAACGTGAGCATTGAGGAGGAGGACGCGAAGAGGTTTATAGAGATCTGGAAGCAGAAATTCAGTGGGGCCGGAAGGTACCATGAGCCATCCCTGTTGGACAAGGGAGCCAAGGTGGATATCCTAAGTCCCAAGGGTGAGGACCTGGGTCTGGCTATGCTGGCCGAGTGGAGTAAGGATAAGGTACTGGCGGCCTACGGGGTTCCTGAGGGCAAGCTTGGAATGAGTAAGGATGTCAATCGGGCAAATTATGTAGGGATTGACATTACATTCAACTCAGAGTGCATCAAGCCAAGGTTAAAATTATTTGATGATGTTATTACGATTGGGATTGCCAGGCAGTTGGATCCACGGTTGGAACTGAGGCACAACAATCCGGTACCAAGGGATAGGGAGCTGGACATTAAGGAGATTAAGGAGAAGTGCCAGGTCCCGATCTGGACAATTAATGAGGCCAGGGAGCGGGACAACCTGCCACCAGTACCGGATGGTGATAAGGTTCACGTGCCCTTGAACTACATGCAGCTGGGATCAGTACTACCACAGAAGCCGGAGCCTAAGCCTACTGATGAGGGGGATACTAATGAGGGACCAGAGCCGAGGAAAGAGATAGAGAAAGAAGAGGTAGTAAAGAAGGAAATAAAGAGCTATCCGAAAGACTACTTGGATAAGAAATGGTATTCCTTTAAGGCCTACACGGAAAACTGGGAGAGGATGTTCATCACCCGGTTCGCCCCGTTGTGGGAGGCTCAGATGGAGGAAGTCCTGCAGAACCTTGAGAGGTATATGGATAGGCAGGGGAAACTTCTAAAGAACGAGGATAGGATCAAGGAGAGCTTTACTAAGAGATGGGATGCCTTCTGCAGGCGCTATGAGGGCTGGAAGCCTGAGAACGTGGCCAGGGACCTACACTCAGATAATGAAAGATTAATGAAGCTGATAAAGGTCAAGGACCAGGGCCTGATGACCATCGCCGTGGACGGGTTATTTAATAAAAAATCACTAGAAAACATTATTATATCAATAGGGGATCATATAAAAGTTAAGACTAATATGGACGATATCCTCTTTAATTTTAAGAACGAGGATGATAAGTTTTCTCGGGAAGCTTATAAATTAGAGGGAACGATCCTGGTAGAGAAGGCCAATGAAGAGTTAGCCAGTTTAGGATTAGAGGGAAATTTCACCCTGGAAAATGAGAATGCAAGGGAATGGTTAGGGGCTAAAATAGAAGAGTTTAGTAATCAGATTCTTTCTACTCGAGTAGACCAGTTGAGAAAGGTCTTAAGGGAGGGCTTCGAGAAGGGTGAGAGCATAAGGGAGCTTTCAGATAGGATCCAGGGAGTATATGGTCAGGTAATAAAGGGCTGGCAAGCGCAGAGGATAGCCAGAACCGAGGTCATCAGCGCTTCAAATAAAGGATCTTACTTGGGAGCCAAACATAGCAAGCTGGTCAAAGAAAAGGAATGGCTCTCTACAAGGGATCAGAGGACAAGAGGGGCTGATGATAAGGATGAGGCCGATCATTATTCGATGGATGGCCAGCGCGTGAAGTTCGAGGAGCCCTTTAGAGACAATAGAACCGGGGCTGCCATGATGTTCCCGGGTGATTCTGAACTAGGAGCAGGGGCAGAGGATGTGATTAACTGTCGATGCTCATTTGTTAATTATACTGTAAGTGAGTTGCCTGAGTCGGAAGAGTTAATAGAACCTATATTAGGAGAATCAAAAACAATAAATGAAGCAAAAGAATTAGGATTAAAATATGGATTATTTTTTAAAGATAATATTGACAAAACTGTTAATAATCTAACTTTATCTGATATGAATAGATTTAGTAAGAGTATTGGAAAGATACCATTAAATATTCTTAATAAAGTTAAAGAAAAAACTATTAAAAATTATAAACGTAAAGAAGTTTTTGAGATTTTTAATGCTAGAGGAATAACTTCTCATCCATCCTATAAACATTTAGCTGGTATTCA